CGTATCCTTTCCCATAACCGAGATCAATAAGATTATCTTCCTTAATCAATTTTTCTTTAGAGGCCCATCCGACAAATCTTACACAACGATTTTTGACGATAGCGAGGACATAGACATCGATGTCAGGGTTTACTTTCCTAGTAGACAGAAGCATACCATCTAAATGATGCGTAGATTTTACATCGTAGCGTTTACCGTTAAGGACACCATCAGGACTACCGCTTCTAGGTTTCAGACCAAAGTCTGGGAATATATTGAAAGCTTTAGCAAAAGCATACTCAGCCTTCATCCCCATAACGTCAGCCGCTGCGCCGTCTTGGCTCCCCATTTTTGCGTCTTTGACTCTGGAACTTCTAGCGATCAGAGATCGTAATCTCCCTACTGTTTCGCATATTGTTATCTCGTCCGGTTCTAGGATCATTTTGATGACCCTACCTGCGCCTATACTTTCGCCCTCCCTTTTATTTTTTATTCTCGCGGTATATTCACTAATTGGTTTATGTTCGATTTCCATTATGGTTTAGTTTAAGTTTAGTTGTTAAGTTCGGGGTGAGAGCTTAACTGCCCCGTCAGCGAAGTCTTAATTGCCGGACTCTCTCGACAAAATTTTATTTCAGTGGCACGACGATATAATCATGGTGACCTTTATAGGATCTCGCATACTCCACACACTCTCTGAGATTGCCCGAGAAGTCGATGTATGACGAATCAATGACGTGATAATCTGTGGTTGGTAGGATCACATTCTTCGGGTTACGAACCAAATGCGTCGATGAGATACGCCAGCCGTCCGCAGAGTTGTTGACTACAGAGGTGAAGACGCGCATATCCGACGGATGGTCATCGCCGTCAAAACTCCTCATCATCTTCTCCACCTGCCACTTTGACAGGAGGACAGACGCGCTGATCTGTTCAGGTTCTTCTTTAGTCTCTACCGAAATAGGTTCAGGTAGATCCGGTGAGGTGGAGCTAAACAACACTGCGGCTATGGGAGTGATGCATAATGCCAATACGAATAATTTTTTCATAATTCTAGTTAGTTGGTTTAATTTCTTTGGAGACGTTCTCCAAGATATTTCTGATAATAGACCTCATCTCACGATCAGTTTTTATTTTACGGTCTACCGCTTTAACAGCGTGGATGATACTACTATGCGACACGTATCCGAAATAGTCCGCGAGGATCTGATACTGGATTCCGTAGTTCACGCGCAGCAGTCCCGCCGCGACTGATCGGGGAGTAGAGTATCGGAAGGCTCTGGATTTTTTGAAGAGGTCTTCTTCGTCTACCGAAAACTCATCGGCGACGAGCGAGCAGACTTTTTCGATGATGTCTCGTTTGTATTTGGTGAGACCCTTAATTTGTTTTTTAGTGTCCATTTAACTCGTTATTGAAGTCATACTCGATGCCGTCGATGAGATCGTCCTTAATGAAGTCCGCAATAATAATGGACTGGTATGCCCGTGAGAAGTCGCCGGACTCGCTGTATTGTTCAGCGTCTTTCTCGCTGGCCTTGGCCCATTCTTTGAGGTATTTAACTAATTTCTTTTTCTTTATCTTCATGAATTCTCTGCTGCGCGGTGACATGATGTGCATAGGAAGACTACGTTGAGGCGATCCTCTTTGGCGTATCCTTTGTGGTGGTGCGCTTCGATCCTCATGTGGGACTGCCCACACTCGGTGCAAGATTCGGGCCTGACAAGAACACCCTTTCGGATAGCCCGACGAACGGCTTCGTTCGCTTGCTTTTTCTCAGGCTCGGCCTTGCGTCTTTTCCTTTGCCTTTCGATATACACGTCTTTCTTTTTGCGGTAGTCTCTACGCTGGGCTGCGTGCTTACACTTCCGGCACTGCGTCTGCAACCCGTCTTCCTTTCCGGCATCCTTGTTGAATTCGGTCTTCAGCAACGTCTCCTTGCATCCGGTGCAGAGTTTTAGGAGATCGCAGAAATCCATTTGATTATTTTTCATCTGTCTTTTCGTATGGGTTAGCTAGCTCTTTGATTCGCATCTGTGACATTTGGTTTCCCCTCCTCCGCTAAATTCGTCGAGTTCACCAGAACCGTCGCAGAGAGGGTAGGTTTCTGGTATGCTACTTAGTCTGCTCATTATTGGTGTAGAGTGTTCAGGTTATCCGACTTCTGTTCGACAACACGCATGACGTGTTCTTCGATTGAATCGCTGGCAACTAAAATCTTCTGGATAGCGTCGCTCTTCGCGCCGTTGCGGTGGATACGCCCCAACGCCTGTAGGTGGTCTTTGACATTGAACGTAGGAGAGATCAATGAGATCCGCTGCCTACTACCGTTGATGTCGTGCAGCGAGATTCCGGTTCCGCCAGCGGCGATGTTGACCACGATAACGTGTTCTTTATCGTCTTGGAAGTCGTCGATGACCTGTTGCCGTTCTTCAGCCGACTGACCTCCGACGATAGCGGGGCAATCCAACAACTGCTGTAGTGTCTGGGCGGTCTCCGTAAAGTTCACGAACAACACAACACTGTGGCCCTGCTCGACGTAGTCCTTGGCCATGTCGGCCATGTCCTTCGCTTTCAGCGATTCAGCAAGTTGCCTTGCCCTAAGAAGATTGACCAAAACCCAATCACTGTCCTCAACGGTTCCGTTCTCCAAAAGATTTGTGATGATCTCAGGAGTGATGTCTAAATCCTTATACGCCTTAGCTATCTTGGCAGCAGAGCCAAACGCAATCGGCTCCACGAATACGCGGTTCGCTTTAAAGGAATCAGGAAAGTCATCAACTGTGAGTCTCTTAACATTCTTCCCATACATGACCTTATTAAGATCACTGAGTTTAGTCTTACGTCGAAGCTCCCATGCGTTCCACTGGTTTTGGGAACAGCCGTATTGCATCATCCAGCCGAACCAACTTTTGACACCGTCCTCCGCTTTGTTGAGATTGTGCAGACCTAATGCGTATCCGATTGGTCGCATCTCAGTAGGGTCTTCGGCGGCGGTCGCGGACATCGCGTGGATCGAGTAGCCTTGTGCCACTAACGACATCAGCAGTTGAGCATTCTGCGTATACGGCCCTTTGCATCTGTGAACCTCGTCCACCAGCACTAATGTGTTTTTAGGCAAGTTCCACTTCATGATCTTCTTGCCACGCTTGGTCATGAAGTCTGTCCGGCCCGTTCTTATCTTCTCGTAGTTGAGAACGAAGAGCGGCTCGATGCCAGTCTCTTTAAGCTCACGCTCCCATGACGGGATCACCGCCTTCGGACACAAGACCGCGACAGGTCTATTCAAAGCTTTGGCCAGATGAGCGGCTACTACTGTCTTACCAGTCCCGACATGGCTAGTGTCGAGTGAGTTCGATCCCAGCTTGTGCTTCGCTAGGAAGAAGTCTAATGCGTCTTGTTGTTTCGGATATAACGTCTTCATTTATTGTCTATGAACAGACAAATAATTGAAGTTCCGCTATACGTCCAGAAAAATTTCAACTTTTTTTACCGCCCCAAATATATCGGGCGATGAGGTAGGCGTCGATCATGCCGTCGTGCGGTGTGCGGCATCGTTTATTAGCCAGCCAGTTCTCTGACGGCTCTAGCTGATTTGCTAGCCCCAACGCAACTTCTTTGGTCTTACCTTTAGGGACTCTGCCCAGCATGACCTTCTGCCACTTGTGGACTGACACGCGCATTATGTTTTCGTAGTCGTGGGACTCAGCCATGCCGACTAATTTACCAAACGAGATCGCCATTGACCTCACCGCTTGGCTACTCTTCGCGTGCGCGAGTGGTTCCTCGACCGCAAAGATAAAGGGGGTGTTTAGATCCATTACCCATTGGTGGACTTTACGGATGTCGATTTCTTTCTTCTTCGACATCTGGAGAGTAGGCATACGGATTTTATCGATGAGACTGCCGTCGTGTTTCGATATGGCGCAGAGTCCGCCATCTAATCCGTTGTCTACTCCGACGATCATATTTCAAGAGCGTCTCTTCTCCGCTGTTTTTACGGTTGGATCGTAATTAGATCGCCAAAAACAATCTCCGCGATTTCTTGTGGACTACCGAGAATAGGGTCTCCGTTAGGATAATACGCCCCAAGAAACTCACAATGTGTGCCGTTTTTCCACAATATAGATACTTGTTTTTGCCCATTGTCATACCATGAATCGAATGGCCCGTGAAGTTTGCCATTTTCAATTCCAGCTTTAACAAGGAGTTTGCCATTTTCATGGAACCTAATGGATGTTCCTGAAAACAAGCTATCTTCGTCCATGCTAGCGGACGTATAAAACGTGGACGTGAGATTGTTGGTATACAAATCCAAACCGTTTACGGTCGGCCCGTCTGGATAATCGGGGGCGCGAGAAACATACGACTCCACTCCAGATTTTACTAACAAGAAAAAAATTATGGCTGCTAATACTACTATTACTTTTTTCATTTGTTTTTAACTGTGTGTCTTCTTAGGCTGGTACTCAGGACAATACATATTGTCGCAGTTCTCGTCCACAGTCCCGTCGCACGTCTCGCAGTGTTCCTCGCGTTCCTCAGTGAGGAGGGCTTTCGCAAGAATCGAGTAGTTCACAAGATCCTCACAGGCGTCATCGACGGACTCGCCAGCGACCTGCAACTGACCGTCGTTCACGAACGACTTAATCCGCATCAGTTTATCCTGCATCCTCAACAGCAATCCGGTAACCGGATGGAGTCCTAACGATTTAGCTGACTTGAAATTAGCGAGTGCGTCGATTGTCTCAGTGCCGCCGCAGTAGTCGCTGTTCTTTGCTCGCATGATGTCGAGCGTTTTCTTACACGTCTCTTCGTGGAGACGGAATAGGGTTTCGGGTTTCATGTCACTGGTATTGAATCTCCTCTGATTAGTAGGCCGTCACCTTCGGCGGGAACAAGAATCCTGATACCTTTCGGTAACGATTGCAGATA